AAAAGGGTGCATACTACACTCCAATCACAGCCCTTGATTTTGAAGCCCTGTATCCATCTATTATGATGGCACACAACTTGTGCTATTCATCATATGTAATGGATGAAAAGAAGTATGGTAATGTACCTGGGATTACCTATGAAACTTTCAATATTGGTGATAGGACATATAAATTTGCCCAAGATGTGCCAAGTCTTCTTCCAAGCATTCTTCTTGAATTGAAACAATTCCGTAAGCAAGCAAAGCGAGATATGGCAAATGCCACGGGTTTCATGAAGGAGGTCTACAATGGTAAACAGTTGGCGTATAAGATTTCAATGAACTCAGTGTATGGATTCACTGGAGCTGGTAAAGGTATTCTTCCATGTGTCCCCATCGCGTCTACGACAACTTCAAAGGGGCGTAGTATGATTGAAGAGACAAAGAATTATGTTGAGGCAAACTTTCCGGGTGCTAAGGTGAGGTATGGGGATACAGATTCTGTCATGGTTGAGTTTGATGTAGGTGATCTCAAGGGTGAGGAGGCTATTGCCTATAGTTGGAAAGTTGGGGAACGAGCTGCTGAGGAGTGTAGCGCCCTCTTCAAGAAGCCAAATAATCTTGAACTTGAGAAGGTTTATTGGCCCTATTTCCTCTATAGTAAGAAACGATACGCAGCAAAACTTTGGACGAAGGGTAAAGATGATAAGATGCATATGGATTACATTGATATCAAGGGTCTTCAAGTTGTGCGACGAGATAATACACCACATGTCAGAGAAGTGTGTAAAGAACTCCTTGATGTAGTTCTCACTTCAAGTGACCCAGGTCCACCCAAGGAGTTGGCTAAAGAAAGGGCAATTGAACTTCTCTCTGGAGACGTTCCAAACGATAAACTCATTTTGAGTCAGGGACTTTCAGATAGTTATAAAGTTGGGGGTAAATCTGTATCAGTTACAAGTCCAGAAAGTGTTAACATTAATCAGTCTCATGTACAAGTTGTGATGAAGATGCGTCAAAGAAAGCCTGGTTCTGAACCACAATCTGGAGACCGAGTTCCTTACCTTCTCACAAAAACTGAAGATTCCAAAGCCAAGGCGTATGAAAAAGCCGAAGATCCAAAATATGTAGAGGAGCATGGCGTACCTGTAGATTATCACTATTATTTCTTGAATAAATTCCTCAATCCAGTGTGTGATCTATTGGATCCACTCTACGAGAATGTGAAAGAGGAAATCTTTGGTGAAATTATTAACCAACACAAGCCGGTCAAACCACCAAAGCTACCATCTCTGAGTGGTATGAAGAAGGATGAACTTGTTGCTGAGTGTAAACGCCTTGGTTTGGAAGAAACTGGTACATTGGCAATTCTTAAATCCCGTCTTAAAGATGCAAGAATGAAAAAGGAAGAATCCGTTGAAGACCTATTTAAAAATTACGAGCTAACACAAAGTAAGGATGAGTCTTAATGAAAAGATTGCAAAACTCGTTGATGAGGAATTGGAGGATAGAGTGAATACAATTCTCAACGAGTATGCCGAAAAAATTTCAAAAAAACATGCAATTCCACTTGAACTTTTACTCAAAGATATACCGTGTACCTTTACAAGTACGATGTGTAGAGGAACAAAGTCAAATGGGCAGAGGTGCACTTTCAGGGCTTTGGATGGGGGATACTGTCGTCATCACAAGTCCCAAGGTCTTCGTATATGTCAACGAAGCTTTTCAAGTTCAAGTCTACACAACCATGGTCCAGAACAAATGTTTGTGAGGGGATGTCCAGGTTGTGAATCTTCAAACGAGCTTATAGATTTGAATACTATTATATAGTAATGAACAAGAACGATATTCTGCTAACATCAATAAACAACTTTTACGACAACGAGAAGAATAGATCTACACTACTAACAATATTGGACAAATCAAGTGGCATTTCTCTTCGCAATTTGGAGTGGTTTATCACAAACTACGCAAAGAAGAATCACACATCCTATCAGACGGGTGATGGGAAACTATTCACCGTGCACTGTGCTTACAAATCAAGTCTTAATGGCTACAGTAAACAACTTTTTGATCCATTTTGTAGATCACAAAAGTTTGGTTATAATGTGCCAGGTACATCTCATGAAATCCAAACAACATTGGCTCAATTGAATTTCATCAAATGGTGTATCAAAAATAACATCATAGAATACATCACGAACAACAGAGATAAGCTTTTTAGTAAGCAACCGACATAAATCCTCTATCAAATACAAAAGTTTGATATCCGGTATAATACATGTTTAATGAGAAGGTCTCAGTAGCAATGTCTATACCAGAATTTGTATCCAACTTGACTTCTATATTAGTCTTTTCAGATTGAATTTGACTAAAATCCAAGTTTCCCGATGGTTCCACATTTACCGGATTCAACGAGAAACTATACGTGTATATATTCCTAATTGGTCGTGACAATCTTTTTTGATATGGAACTAAAAATTTATAATATTCATGATTTGTTTTCGTGACTTCTGGTAATCTATTTCCATTTATATAGAAGCTCGTTTCTAACATCAGTGGATAAAGTGTTGTATTTTCACCTTGGAAATCTAATGTTGCCGAGAAGTTGAATCTATTTTCATACAAGTACTCACCACCAGCACCCACACCTTCAGCATCATCTTCGTTTTCAAAAATTGTATTTCTTAAAAACCAATGAATACATTTTACGGGGATATTTGGTACAAGATTATTTCTAATTACATCTTGATTTAAATCACTAACAATAGATGGATGTTTTCTCACAAGATCGGTAATCATAACCTGTCTTTGACTTGAAAGAAACTTCCTCTCTTCGGGACTTACACTGATTTCTTCGGTGACAATATTGAAATCGGGGAGTGTTACAGTATCAGTTGTATTCGTGAAAAATGTCTGTTTATGAAATTCAAATTCAAACTCAATTTTTTGACGATATATAGAACACAATGGAAAATATGGACGATTTGGTTTATTGGTTTCATATTCATCACTCGCATACTTTCTTGAAAAGAAAAAGTGGATAGGAATCACCAAATCCGCGTCATATTGTGCAACACTCGCGTTTGTAGGGGCATCGTCAAAACCAAGGTTTCTATTTACAAGAAATCTATTTGCCACCTTCTCAGATGTTTCCAAATAAAGATCATCATATATAATTCCCCAGTCATCGTAAATTTTCTCAACTTCAATGTCATCAACAAACATAGTCACACTCTTGAGAATGTGTCTCCCCAATTGATCGGCGTAGTTTCCATCACTTATACCTGGCATAGTTATACTCAAATACATATTACTGAGAAGATCCCCCATATTTCTAGGATTATACTGAACTTTAATGGTTTGTCCGAATGGCCAATTGGATACCGCATTTCCAGGTTTAATAGTGTTGAGATTTCTGTGATACTTTCTAAAGTCGGAATGTCTCTTGTCATTGGTATAATTAAAGAAGGACTCGTCTGGATCTTTGGAAAGCAAGTATGTGTCTTGCTTCCCAATAGCTTTGAGCGATATTTTCGCAGCTTCACCCATACCTATCTATTGCCTACATATTTTTAATATCCATTTTCCACATATCAATGTGACTTGTCTTTTTCATTTGTTCCAATTCAATTCTCGCCTGCTTTGCTTCATCGATGAGTGCCTTTACACTCTCTTCGGTATATTGCACAGTCTTGATGTTGAGAAGGTAGTCGTGAGTCCCTCCAATTTGCGGGAAAATCGCAGATAACTGTCGTTCCAAATCCTGCTTTTTACGTCTGAACACCACAATATCACCTTCAATAACCATAGTCACAAACTTTGACTTGTATCCACACATAGTGGCACGCGTTTCAAGAACCTTAATGAGGTGCGCCTTTCTTTTCACGTAGTGTTCAAGTCGGAGTTCCACAAAGTCTTTGAGAATTTCCTCGGGGCTTGAGTACTTGTAAATACCCTTGATTGGATGAAAGAGATGCATATTGGAGACATGGAAGGTTTTGCGTAACTTGAGATCTTTGAGAAGATCCTTTCCGGTGTATCCTGAGATTTCAAAATGAACATCCTCTGTAGTACTGTTATTTGTAAAACCACCAATCAATTTCTTTTCTACAAGTCCATCCAAGTATTCCTTATAATCCTGAGTCCAACGACCGGGTGGGAGTTCGGTGACCACGATATTTGCACCCGACCACTTCCACACACCCTCCATCATCCATGTATCTTCTTCCTTGTGCACGACCCCCTTGAATCCCTTGAACCAAGGTCGCATAGGTACAACAGCCTTACCGTCAAGTATTCTTTGAATGTTCTCCTTGATATCCTTGGGGTTGAAGGGTGGTACATAACAACTGAAACCAGTTCCAATACCCTCAGTACCATTCACGAGAACGAGAGGGAGTGTTGGCATGTAGAAGTCTGGTTCAATTGAACGCCCATCATCCTCCAAGTAATTGAGGATTGGGTCGTCACGGGGATCAAAGATCTTACGCGTATCTTTGGACAACTTTGTAAAGATGTAACGCGTTTGGGATGCATCCTTTCCACCCATGAGACGAGTACCAAACTGACCACATGGCTGAAGCAGATTGATATTGTTTGAGCCCATATAATCGTTCGCCAACTTGACAATAGTATCAGCGAGAGACACCTCACCATGGTGGTATGAAGACT